CTGCAATGGCATATTGCATGGTGTGCTCCTTATTTATACATAACGAAAACGCCTCGAGTGAAGCGTTATTGGTATGCATATAAAAAGGCCCTCACACTGGAGGGCAAAGAAGATTTCCAATAATCAGAACAAGTCGGCTCCTGTTTGGTTACGAGCGACATTGCTCCGTGTATTCACTCGTTGGAATGAATACACAGTGCTTATTCGTACTAATAAAACACCCAGTTTTCTGTTTCTTGGTTGTGTCCAAAGTTATATTCAATATCTGGTGTTGATGTATCAATATTCTTCATCCCATCAACAAGAGTTGATACAACAGCCAAATCTTGTTTGATTCTCATTAAATGGTATTTCTTCCGGTGCAATAAACTCTCAATGGCAAGTTTCTTCGTTGGGAATGCAAAAGATCTTTCTGCATTTTTTGCTACTTTCTTAATTGCATATCTATTTCTCCTTTGTTTCCATTCCTGTAACCACTGATTTGGTGCTGGTTTAAAATTAACAATCCAATGCGCAGGAACCAACCATGCATAATGCTCTGTCTGATGAAAAGCTATATATTGAAGTGCGAATATTTTTATCCCATCTTCTTCAACTGTCGCCTGGAATCTCCAGAAAACAGGCATTCCATCATGTTCAGTTTCTGATTCAGGAAAAGGTACGCTCCATGATTTTGTCATATCTCACCTCAAATAAGTGGTTTGCTGCCTAATTTCATTTTCTGGCGACCAACACAAGTCACCTCGCCGTCAGTTGTTTGGATTTCCGGTAGCCTGCCGCGTAAATGGCTACGTTTGGAAGACATACACCAGTTTCTGGTTGCTTATGTCCAAACTCATTCGCGTACACAATGGCCGCTCGCTCCAGATTGCGTCTGTATTCTTTCTGTTGCCAGATCACGTCCTGTGCCATGAACTTAATTGGCTTAGCGTCTTCTATGCGCTCAGGCGTTTCGTGAGTACCTTTAGCCTGAATCTGCGCTCTGCTTAGAGTAGGGCGGTGTAATACTTCTGAACTTATTGCTTCTTCGCGGGCCAGCACGCCGTTAGCTAATGCCTTTGCCTTTAAACGCTCACGACGACGAGAACGTGAATTGCCTTTGAACTGAGTTCTGCGTGTCATATAGACCTCCTGATGAACTTTGGTGGTGTGGTAGGTGGGAGACCCATTTCGACCTGTTTCGGCCTACTTCAATTCGGCAATAGTCCCGCAGGCCTCGCCGCTTTACGTGCGACATATTCCCGTCCATGAACCCTTCACCACACCCCAAAGTTCACTTTGGTTATTGCGCTTTGTCAGCGCCGTAGATTCATATTCGAATCGTTGTATATTCACCGCCCTGGTGAGTAGTGCGTCCTGCTGATGTGTTTAGTATCACCGCCAGTGGTATTTATGTCAACACCGCCAGAGATAATTTATCACCGCAGATGGTTATCTGTATGTTTTTTATATAGATTTATTTTTTTGCAGGGGTGTGTGGCTTGGGAGGTGATCGAGAGATCTGAATTGCGATGTTTAGTGAGTTGTATCTATTAATTTTCAAATAAATACAATTGGTTATGTGTTTTGGGGCGAACGTGAGGCAAAGAAAACCCGGCGCGGTGGCCGGGTTTATTTATTGCTTAGGAGCTTGTTGTGATGACGATTGGTTAGTTGGAGCGCTCGTTAATGGTTGCTGTGTCGGTACCTGTATTATAATTGGAGCCGGGCTGGTTACTGATGGTGACTTGTCATTGCCGGAGATAATCCAACTTGAGGCTAACATCACGCCAGACAGAATCACAGTAACTAAAGTCAAGCCAACGGCCATCGCCCACTGAGTCGTTGTAAGTCCCGTTTTCAAACCGCCGATTTCACCTTTAATTTCAGCAATACCTCTCTCAATAGAAGAAAATTGCTGAGTATAATAGGTTTTAAAGTCAGCTGATTCGCGACGCATTTCCGCAGCAATAGACTCTACCTCTGATTTGTTTTGTGAAAGCTTTGCGTCAAGTTCTTCTCTGGACATTCCGCTCACGCTTACCTCCAGGGTATCACTCTTCATCGCTACATCTTCCTTACTTGGGCGCAAACCCGTTTCGTCCATGGCGTATGAAACTCTATTTGATACCTTAGCATCAATACCAATACTTTGGTACTGAGATGGATCCCCATAAGGAGAAACGGTTGTCGCTGCTAGGGTTGCACTAACTATAATACTTGGAAGAACTGATGATGTTGTTCCTGAGGTAGGTTGAACTGAAGAAACTGGCTTCAGTCTTTCCATAGCCCATTATCCCTGAGAGCTACCTGTAATGATTTTACTAATGCAACAGCTTGATCCGGGCTCATTGAGACTGACATGTTAGGGATCAACTCAACTTTTACTTGGAAGCTATTCTTTCCTTGCTCATCAGACTGCATGTGATGCTCAAATTCATGGCGGTAAAAAGTAATGATTGTTTCAGCACGATCAGGCGTAATAAGAACTGATGTGGCGGTCATGTGCTGAGGTATGATTTTAATAGTGTTATCTGACATAAGTATCCTTTTTGTTTCCTTAGTATTTTTTTGCATTGACATCAGAAATAGCGAATCCACAAGAGTATGAGTAAAGCTAATCAGTTTAGTGATACGGTGACTATTAAAGTGGTAAACCACATCAAAGCTCGCAGAGTGCATACCAGGCTGTCACACATGACAAAGTAACGAGGATGCCTGATCTCATAGCGCTCAAAGAGACATGCCGATAATGGCATTAACCACGCATGACGCCATAAACACGCCGCCAACGATGAAGCTGGCTTGGTTCTTCCTGGTAGCGCCAAGAGTCAACAGAACCACTGAAAGGGCAAAAAAAGGTATCGCGATTATGCTGAACGTGTTCATGTTGACCTCAACTTATTTCGATTCTCCATCACCCTTAATCCGCCGCCCCATGTGTTTGTTGTGATCCGTTGCTGGCCTTAACCAAACGTCTCTTCAGGCCACTGGCTGGCGATAACTTTCCCCACAACGGAACAACTCTCATTGCATGGGATCATTGGGTACTGTGGGTTTAGTGGTTGTAAAAACACCTGACCGCTATCCCTGATCAGTTTCTTGAAGGTAAACTCATCACCCCCAAGTCTGGCTATGCAGAAATCACCTGGCTCAACAGCCTGCTCAGGGTCAACCAGAATTAACATCCCGTCAGGAAAACTAGGTTTGGATCCTGTTGGCGCGGTCATGGAATTACCTTCAACCTCAAGCCAGAATGCAGAATCACTGGCTTTTTTGGTTGTGCTTACCCATCTCTCCGCATCACCTTTGGTAAAGGTTCTAAGCTCAGGCGAGAACATCCCGGCCTGAACATGAGAAAAAACAGGGTACTCATACTCACTTCTAAGTGACGGCTGCATACTAACCGCTTCATACATCTCGTAGATTTCTCTGGCGATTGAAGGGCTAAATTCTTCAACGCTAACGTTGAGAATTTTTGCAAGCAATGCGGCGTTATAAGCATTTAATGCATTGATGCCATTAAATAAAGCACCAACGCCTGACTGTCCCATCCCCATCTTGTCTGCGACAGATTCCTGGGATAAGCCAAGTTCATTTTTCTTTTTTTCATAAATAGCTTTAAGGCGACGTGCGTCCTCAAGCTGCTCTTGTGTTAATGGTTTCTTTTTTGCGCTCATACGTTAAATCTATCACCGCAAGGGATAAATATCTAACACCGTGCGTGTTGACTATTTTACCTCTAGCGGTGATAATGGTTGCATGTACTAAGGAGGTTGTATGGAACAACGCATAACCCTGAAAGATTATGCAATGCGCTTTGGGCAAACCAAGACAGCTAAAGATCTCGGTGTATATCAAAGCGCGATCAACAAGGCCATTCATGCAGGCCGAAATATTTTTTTAACTATAAACGCTGATGGAAGCGTTTATGCGGAAGAGGTAAAGCCCTTTCCAAGTAACAAAAAAACAACTGCATAAGTAACACCGCTATTTTCACAATGGACATTCGTCCTACGTCGCTGACAAAGCGAGTCCCAATATATCTGACCAACTAAGGCCATATGCGTTTCCACGCATACCTTTCAACTAACTATTCACTATTGGAAATATTAAGAAATGACACAAACAAGTTACAGCAAACTATCCCAGCGCGACGTTGATCGCGCAGAAACGGATTTACTCATCAACCTGTCAACGCTTACCCAGCGCGGTCTGGCAAAGATGATTGGCTGTCATGAATCGAAGATAAG